GACATTGTTAATAGTGTTGTTATCCAATATGATGACCCAGTTTTAGAAGTAGAAGCACAAAATGACACCTCAATAAATAGCTATGGTTTGCTTCAAGAAGTTAGATCTACAATACTTGCCGAAACAGCTGACGCCACAGAACAAGCTACAAATTTTGTTAATTACAGAGGAACACCTAAAGCGTCACTTGAAGAAGTTACTGTCAATCTTGCCCACTCAGATATGACAAATACTGTCAGAGATAATTTGCTAGGTGTTTCAATGGATACCCTTTTGTATTTGGACAATATCCCAGTAGGGCTTATAGCTGAAGGTTCTTTTGAAGGCTTTGTCGAGGGTTGGACTTGGACACTTGGACGTAATAACCTTGAACTAAGTATGTCTGTTTCTAACTCAATTTATTCAACCCTTGATGTTCAATGGGAAGACTACAATGCTGTAATTCAATGGCAAAACCTTGACAATGCTACTCGTTGGCTTGACGTTATTTAAGAAAAGGATAAACTAGAACAATGGCAACTACTACCCCTAATTATGGTTGGGCTGTACCAACTTCAACTGATCTTGTAAAAGACGGCGCTACAGCTATTGAAACTTTAGGTGACGCTATTGACGCGTCTATGAATACAGCTCTTGGTACTAAAAAGGCTGGAATGGTTTTACTGAATACGACTAGTTTTAGTGCAGTAGCAAGTCAAGCCGTAACAGCATTTTCAACAACATATGACAACTACAAAATCATTGTGGATATTACTGGTAACTCAACAACTGCTGATATTAATTTAAAATTACGTTCAGGTGCAACAGATAATTCAGCAGACTATACTCAAGCAGTGACAGTTGTTTCAACAGGCGGAAGTACGACAAATTTGTCTCAATCTGCATTGACAACAGGTTTTAGAATTAACGGAGTTCATAGTGGAAGTTCTAGCACACAGCATTCTCAAACAAGTCAAATTGATTTGTTTAGACCATTTTTGGCTGTTTGGACAACTCACAATGCTTTAATTTCTTATAGGGCTTCTGATGGAACTTATTATGGTGGTGCTGGAACAGGATTACACGCTGTTACAACAAGTTTTGATGGCATAAATTTGATTGCTTCTGCTGGAACGATAACTGGACGCATACAAATTTTTGGGTATAACCAATAGGAGATATGACAATGGCTAAATCAAAGGAAGAACAAATTTTTATTGGTGTAGATGACCAAGTTATTGAATTAATTGGTGCAGAAAAAGATGCTTTTATTGCACAACGCGAAGCAGACAATGTCCAATCTCAATTAGTTGAAGCCGAGTATAAAGCCAAACAAGATTCACGTGAAAGTGCTATCAAAAAGTTAGCAGAAATAGCAGGACTAACAAAAGATGAACTTAATGCAATCCTTTAACCACAAACAAGTATTACTAGCTGCAATTGCTTTTTTAGCAGCTTGGCAAGCCACAGACTTCGCCCTTGACTATCGTGCTGTATTAGGTGCTGTCGTAGCTGCTTCAATGGGAGCTATGAACCCTAATGCTAAAAGCAAAATTAAGTAAAGCAGCTGAGCAATTACGCTCGGAAATAAATAAAAAATATCCTAACAGGGATACACGTAGTGACGGCTGGTTAGGCGACACAGCACACCAAAAACGTAAATCAGATCATAACCCAGATAATCAAGGTTGGGTACGTGCTGTAGATATTGACTCAGACCTTGTTAAAGGATCTAGTAAAGAGTCTTGGCTATTAGCAGAACAGATTAAGACAATTGCACTTAAAGGGGACAAAAGAATCAGTTACATTATTCATCAACACCGAATAGCCTCAGCACGTCAAAACTGGGCTTGGCGTGTTTACAAAGGTTCTAACCCTCACGTGTCTCACCTTCATATATCCTTTACTAAATCGGGCGACCTTGACGGAAAGGTATTTGGGATATGAGTAAACCTAAAGCAAAGAAAACTGTTATTGAATTACCAGATGTTATGGCTAGTGAACTTGTACGAATTATTAACACAGCTCACGAAGAAGGCAAACTAATTACAGGCTTTGTTTGTTGTTTAGAAATGTTTGACGGCAAAAAGAAAACAATCAAAATTGCAGCTAACCAAGATATGCCACAACACTCAGTATTTGGCATTATCAACTATGCAGCTGAAAAGTATCAATTTACTGTTGCACCTGACGAAGATGAAGATGATGATTTCTATGATCCAAATTGGTTTGACGGACAATGATAAACGAACTAATTGGCATTATTGGTTTACTTGTTACTATTCTTGTTTTGACAATTAGAGCAACTGTTGAAATGACTAAAATGAAATCGCAATTGTTTCCTAATGGTGGAAGTTCTTTGGCAGATAAAGTGACACGCCTACAAATAGATGTTGTCAAAATTCGTAGTACTATAGATAGTATTAGTACAGAGTTAGGTAAACCTAAACGAAAGAGGTAACGTATTAAGCGTTACGTAATTATTTCAGATTTGCAATATCCTTTTATTAAGAAATCGTACGTTGAAAGCCTTTTAGATTACATAGATTACGTTAAGCCTGACAAACTTTTATGTGTTGGTGATGAGCTTGATTGTCAGACGATATCAACTTACGCACGTGGTACAGCCCTAGAGTTTGAAGGTTCTTTACAAAAGAATATAATTGGACTTAAAGGCTTACTCAAAGAATTCCGTAGTGCTATTGGACGCAGTAAGCCTTTTGTAATACAACGCAGTAACCACACAATTCGCGTAGAAAAATATGTTGCAAGACACGCGCCAGCCTTTGCAGTACTTGACGCAATCAAAATAGAAAACCTTTTAGGTTACAACGACAAAGACATAAACGTTACATACAACAGATCATTAACCGAAGTTGCTAAAGGCGTAATAATGGGGCACGGCGACGAAGGCAGGCTTTACAATCACGCAGGACAAACAGCTCTTGGACTAGCTACAAGAACAGGTAAGAATGTTGTTTGTGGTCACACTCATAGACAAGGTATTGCTTCAGCCAGTCACGGCTTTGGTGGCAAACTTGACACACTTTGGGGAATGGAAGTTGGTCACCTTTGTGATCTTAATTCTGCTGGTATGCGTTATATGAAAGAAGGACACGCTAATTGGCAGGCAGGCTTTGGAATTTTATATGAACAAGATGGACAAGTTAAACCTGAGCTTGTGCCTTTTAATAAAGACGGCTCTTTTATAGCTGAGGGCGAACTCTGGCGTTAACGCCGTTATCAAATTGTTATAATTCAATGCCGTGTTTTGACACACCTTTGTTCTAGCCTCATTCTAATTAAGGGGGCAATATGGAAAAAGAGTGGTATCCAATATCACACTTATTAGCACACGCATATCACACTATGGACTATTACCACAGAACAAGGTGCATATTTGAAAAATGCGATTGTGAAAACAAGTTAGCGCAATTACAGGAATTTTACGGACTATTTATAGGAGTTAATTAAATGGATTATCTAAAGAACTACATAGAAGTAAAAGACAGAATACAAATGTTTTACGACAAATTTCCAGAAGGCACTTTGCATTTTGAATATAAAGGCGTACTGGAATTTAATGGCGAGACTTATATTTATGGTAAAGCCTTTGCATATCCAGATCGCGACAAAATGAACTACGCAAGTGGTTGGGCTTGGGAACGTGTACCAGCTAGAGGGTTTGCTAAAGGTGCTGAAATGATGACCCTTGAAACAAGTGCTTGGGGTCGCGCAATTGCAGCTCTCGGAATTGCTGTTACAAAAGGTATTGCTAGTCGAGAGGAAGTGCAACGTAATATGAAGTCAGAAAATGACCCTTGGCAAACCCCACCAGATAGCCCTACAAAGCCCATAGAGGGCAAAATTAGCCAAGAAACCCCTATACAGGTATCTGGACAAGGGCAAGGCTTAGAAATGGGGCATTTTGGCTCTTACAGGGTTGCTACAGAAAAGCAAATAAACTTCTTGCATAGTCTATGTAAGCGTGTTTATACTGACTGGGATAAAGACAAGCTACTGAAATATCTGCAATTCTTAAGTAAAGAGCAGGAGTTTGCAAAGTTAGAATTCGCCCCATACACCATTGTTAAAAATCAACTAGACAATCAACAGTTGCTTGCAGACAATCTTGGTGCGTGGTTAAGCGCTTCTAAACTTCCGTCATCT